CTTATCCTTTACAGCCTGCGCCTGTTTGAGTGCCATACCAAGGAAATACAGGGCAACTGCCACCACAATAAGTTCCGGTTTCACATAATTCATAATCTGTTCCATATTAATCACCTTTCTTTTTGATATGTAATTCATCAATTTCCTGCTTCATTTTCGTTACCATACCATTTCCGCCCAAGGCATGATATGCCTCGTACATTTCGCAGAAATTCTGATATGCGTACGACGGGATATCTCCAAGCTGCGTGTACTTGCTGTGGTATTCGATCAGCTGGACTCTGAGCAGCAACATAGTTCCTTTACTGTTCGCGTCGCGATCTCTTTTCTGGTTCTTCAAGAGCCAGACGATGTACCCCAGAAGCACCGGAAGTGCTATAGTATATGTCTGCATTAATATTTCGTTCACTTTTCCGTCTCTCTTTCTTAAAGTTGAGTATAAAAATAAGACCGTTTCCGGTCCTGCTCGAATCTCTGTCATTGGCTATTTCCCCTTTATAAGTTCATATAATTCAGCTCCAAATTCGTTCGGATTTCCATTATAACCTGCTTCTACGGCTCCAGCGTATATACTTCCGGCAATGTCTACTTTATTCCCTTTAAGGTCATATGAATATATTCTACCTTTTTCCGTAACATAAAGAGAGTTTTTAATCTTTGATGGAGTTAAATTTTCTTGTTCTTCTTTAACTCTACACAAACGTAATGACACGTTTGTGCTATCTTTTCCTCGAATAGATACTTCTTCTTGCAAATCATACATATATACATTCTTTAAAGATACAATTGTTTTAGCTGGATAACCATAACTCCTAAAACCAACACATATACTTGTTGCATCTTCTGGGATAGTACAAGTAAGACAAACAAGTTTTTCATCCCATACACTCGATTTCATTATTGTATCTGAATATAATCTATACGAATTTGGATTATCGGTATTAACCCCTATTCCAAATGCATAATTTGAGTAATTGGAAAGTTGATGTCCGGTATAACCATTTGAAAAAATCATCGTAGAACATCCTAATTCAATCGTATGCCCTCTTAATTGTATAATTTCATCACCAGATAATTTATAACAAGCCCATCCCCATGGATCGGTAGATGTTGCAGTTATATCTACAACTGGCCATCCATTTTTTGAACTTCTCTTTTGTACCACGTTCAAAGCAGAAGCATAATTAAATGATGTTGGAAAAATATTCGTATACCATCGTTTTGAAATTTCATCAGAATGTTCCCCCGTGTCTATCAAATACAGATTTTTTAGAGTTACAGTGCCATTTATTAAACTGGATTCTCCTGGCGAACGAATCCAGACATAAACCTTTGCAGCGGTGATTTCTCCGCGTTGTGTTCTCTCGTAATGCCCATTAGTTTCTCCTACATCACTTGATACACCTTTTATATATTCTATATCTTTATATGTCCCATTTACGGTATATACAAGATGAGGTCTAAAAGAGGGGATTGCCCAGAGACTTGACCCATAATATGCTGTTCCATTTGGTAATGTCCAACTACCTTCCTCCATATCAAAAATAACATCAGAAAATCCAAACTCTAATGATTCTCCTGTAAGTTTAAAGTTTTCATAATTCGATGAGGTAATAACGTCAAAAGAGACATGCACGCTATTACCATTAATATATTTTATTATTAGATCGACAGTCCCATCATTATTTTTAACAATTTCTGCCAACGCTTGCCCAGGATAATTACAAACAAAATTCGATGCATTTTGTAAAATTAAATTGTTATAATCTAAATAGCTTAAACTTTCTTGCCAATCGTCAATAGCCATTCTCCAATATGATGAAGCGTTTTTACGTGTATCTTCAGTTAGACCTCCTATTGTCTTTGTTACATTGTTCATCTGCTTAGATAACTCATAATTTGAAGTAGAAGCCAGTTTGAAACCATTATTAAAAGTTTCTCCATCATAAATATAATAATTTTTTGATATATTACTCTGGCTCACTGCACCTGAAAGCCCAGACCATCTATGCACTTCTAATTGATGTCTTCCAACGCTTAATGAATATGTATTATCGTCGATTTTAACTATTTTTTTCTGAGTGCCACGCGTGAAAATTTCAACAAAAAATGGTTTTTCAATACGCCCTGCTACACCCATTGATATATAATTCACCCCACAGGCTAATCCCATTGCACATAAATATGTAAGGATTTGATTTTTAAATTCTTTAGATCCACTTGGAGTATAATCTAAAGACCACAATTTTGCTTTGCATTTTCCGGTACTATACCAATTTGTATAATAATTATATATTGATTTATGACCGTTATTCCATGTATTTCCTGCTGATGAAATCATACAGGATTCCAAAGCAATAATATCGTTTTCATCAAGATGTGTGTACCAATCACCTATTTCAAAAGGTGTGCCTCCATTAGTAATTACAGCTAATCCTCTTTCGTGACATGCATCAATTAGCTTTTTCCATTTTTCATTTTTGGTTGCATTTAAATTTTCATAATTATCCGGATTCCATCCGAACTGATAACAAATATCTTCTTTTGCAAAGTCATATCCCCAATCATCAAAAAAGACACCATCTGCGCCTTGTTTCTTAAACCAATCAAACCAGTCACAAAACTGAGCAAACGTATAAATCCTCGAACTTCCAGATAGATCAGCAGTTGATCCTTCCCACGATCCATTGGGATTTAAATGTGCATGATCCCCATTATAAGAAAAATCTATTCTACCACTATCTGATTGTATATATTCAAAATGTCTTAATTTTGGATTTAATTCTTTTGCTCGTTTTAAAATGATAATGCTATCCGAAGTCAAAGTTGGTTTAGACGATGCCAATTTATCCAAATGTAAACATTGTGTAGCAATAATATCATGTTTAGAATAGGTAATAGCATCATTTTCAAGCCCATCTCCAGTCACAAGATTGTTTGTCCAATAAATCCAAGCCAGTCCAAAAATCTGCCCATTCAAATTTTCAGATTTCACAGGATTCTTCTCAATCGCTTCAATCCTTGCCGTATTGGTCTTTGCACGAGTATTCACTTCATTAATAGAATCCGTCACAGTTTTTGCATTGGTTTCCAACAGACCTATTTTCGCGCGGTTCAGCATCCATTTGACAAGATTTCCCAATGAAAATTTCTTCGTCGCATTTTCATCTCCATCATACAGAACTGAAATATCGGTATCTTCTGGTTCTGTTTTTTCCAGATATTCTTCAAATCTTGCCATTTTCTGCCTCCTGTCTGTACGATGCTATTTCTCCTTCCAGCCGGTTTACCTTTGCATTCAATTCCTGAATGGCTTTATAGGCAATTCCCAAAGCGCTGTACATGTCAACGCTACTTTTGCTCTCGTCTAACATATCCTCCGCCAATGCATATCCGTCGCCAATAACAAATCCGATATGTTTTCCCTCTTCATTTTTGGGATGTTCTTTCAGCTGATATCGATACACGGTGGAGCCAAGGACTTTTTCCAACGCACCATCTTCGTATTCTCGAATATCCTGTTTCCACTCCGCGCGAGAACCGGTTACCCAGGACATCGCCTTGCACACACCATCTTCTGTAACGAGAAATTTGTAATTTTCTTTTTTAAACGCACTTCCTCCGTTCCAGCCTCCCCAGAAAGCCCATGGACCATAAGCACCAATTCCATTTAACTGACTTCCGGAAGTTTCCCAATACTCAGCTGGTTCATCGTATACCGTTGTTTTTTTGATCTGCCATCCGCCCATAGCCAAAAATACATCTTTGTTTCCATTAATTTTTCCACTGGAATCATAGTTAAAATATTCGCCTAAACTAATCTTTTCTGCCTGTTCAATACGAAAGCCGTTTTTAGACAAGGATCCAATTACATTTCCATTTTCATCATAAACCTGCAGCTCTCCATTGCCATTATTTTTTCCGCCGAGCTTTAAAACACCGCCCAGTGCATAAGTGAAATTCAAATAGAGCTTTCCATCTTTCATGTACACGCCCTGCTCCACTCCATTATTTGTCAGGCGGTTGAAGATCTCCTCCTGATTCAATTTCTTATTCAGATCATCTACTGCCGTATTATCTGTGTATTTGTTTCGCTTCTGCCAATCCGAAGAAACGTAATTTCCACTTTTCCTTCCTGTAACACAGGTCATAATGTCTGATGTAGAATCGTTAAACCACAGGTCTCCCACATCATATGGCGGTTTTGGCGTGTTTACGAAGATCTGCGCTTTTCCATCAATAGAGTCGTAAACGGAACTCGGCGGCTCCGCCTTCATGGCTTCCCAGGTGCTTCCGTTGTAAATATAGGACTTCTGCGTATTGGTGTTATACCACAAATCTCCTTTATGCAGTTTTTTTGCCGTATCCGTTGTCCATGATGTCGCCGGGTCGGTGCTTTGTCTCCATGTCTCAACCTTCGCGTCTATCTGGCCTCTGACTTCCGACAGCGTATTTTTATATGTTCCATTGATCCATGTATTTAAAGAAGAATCATCCGTATACTTGTTCCTCTTCTGCCAATCCGAAGAAACGTAATTTCCACTTTTCCTTCCTGTAACACAGGTCATAATGTCTGATGTAGAATCGTTAAACCACAGGTCTCCCACATCATATGGCGGTTTTGGCGTGTTTACGAAGATCTGCGCTTTTCCGTCAATAGAGTCGTAAACGGAACTCGGCGGCTCCGCCTTCATGGCTTCCCAGGTGCTTCCGTTGTAAATATAGGACTTCTGTTCTGTTGTGTTATACCAGAGATCCCCTTTATGTTTTGTTTTTTCAGTAGTAGTTGTCCATGATTTTGATGGATCCGCAGATTGTCTCCATGTTTCTGCTTTTTCATCCACCTGTCCTTTTACTTCCTGCAGTGTATTGGAATATTCACCATTCATCCATTTTGTGAAAGCAGAATCGTCGGTATATTTATTCCTTTTTTGCCAATCGGCCGCTGTAAACTTGCCAGATTCCCTGTTTACTATACAGGTTAAGATATCTGAAGTTTGGTTGTTAAACCACAAATCTCCAATTGCGTATGGAGGAACTGGTGTACTGACAAAGATTTGAGCTTTTCCATCAATCATATCAAAGACAGCTTCAGGCGGTGTTGAAGTCATCTCTTCCCATCCTGTACCGTTATAGATATAAGATTTCTGTGTTTTGGTATTATTCCATAAATCTCCTTTGTGCTTTGCTTTTTCGGCTGTTGTAGTCCATGCAGTTGCCGGATCACTTTCCTGCCGCCAGGTTTCCGCTTTTCCATCAATCTGCGAGCGAACCTCCGTAAGCGTATTTTTATAGCTTCCATTCAAAAAAGTGTTCAACGCAGAATCGTCTGTATACGCATCCTTTTTCAACCAATCGCTTGCCTGATATTTGCCGGACTCTCGTTTTGTCATGCAGACTCGGATTTCCGTACCGGTAAACCAAGTATCACCAACATCATACGGCGGTACCGGCTCTGCCACGAAAATCTGTGCTTTTCCGTCGATTTTATCAAAAACCTCATCCGGAACATTCATTTCCTGCCAGTTTCCGTTGATGTAAATATACTGCACATTCGTTGTGGTATTATGCCACAAGTCTCCATTATGGGAAACTTTTTCTCGTTCCCACACGGTAAGAAGATCTTCATTTTTAGAATCTGTGATGGTTTCCTTTTCGCTGTCCTGCAGAGGCTCTTTTTCCCTTCTTTCATTCCAGTTCAACGATGGATCCGTATCCTGATACCATGTTTCTGCTTTTTTATCAAGCGATTCCGAAATTTCAGTCATCGCATCTGCATATTCGCCCTGTAAAAAATCATCCAGTGTGCTATTCGCATAATCTTTTGCGATGTCGTTCACTGTTTTTCCAGATATAGAAAACGAAGTGGCTCGGATTCTTACTTCTCCTGTTTCTGCATTGACATACATGGTTTCATTCCCGGACTTATCCTGGATTATCAGTTCGCCGCCAACGCCCCAACTGAAATTAAGGCCGATTGTACTCATGATCTTGCCAATCAGTTTACCGTCAACAGAGAGTCCTGCATTCCACGTTTTTCCGCCATCCGTAGATACGCCGCAGGCATCTGCTGTCATTTTCCAGATAATATCGGATTCTTTCAACGTTGGTTTATTATGCCAGTAAAAAATCTTCCCGCCGGCAGAATCTTTTTCCTCAGTTGTGTAGAGACCCGGCGATTCTTTCAGACGCTTGCCAAGCTCTTCGATTTGATTTTCCCATGCCGTTTTCTGTACCTGATACTGCTTTTTCTGTGCAAGATAGGCCTGTGTCAATTCATCGTACCGTTTGTAACTGTTCCGCTCTGCACTTTTAGCATTGCAGGCAACACTCTGATATTCTCCCGGTTTCAGAGTTGTCACGGTTACATAGCTCTGATAAGTATTCCCTTTCCGATCCGTAACCACCACCGCATCTCCGGCTTCCATTGCAATATCCATCAGTTGGCTGCAGGAAAACGGTCGAAAATGCATGCCTACACATTGCCGACCGATCTTTTCAGCGGCATCCTTTCCGGTTCCCGCTGTGATCAGCTGATTCTTATCAATAGAAAGAACATATCCTTCTGTTCCATACAGATACGATGTTCCATTGGAATCATCTGTTGTGTATTCTGTCACCTTCAGGCCTGTGATTACAACTTCTTCCAAGTTAACAGTAAGTCCAATCGTGCTTCGAATCTTAAGTGAATCTTCTGCTTTTGGTTCCAACGGATACCATCCGACGCATAAATGTCCGTATTCATCGCATCTCATCCACTGGCACCCGAGCTGTGCTGTCCAGGAAAGCACCTGGCGGAAGGTTAATGCCTCATCTGCCGGGCGCTCCTGCACTACATAATCATCGCCGTAAAAAGATACCGTCCCCAGTGTTACACCGCATACATTGCAGGCATCCCGGATAATCTGCGATCTGGTAGCCGGATAAGAAAGCTTGCTTTCTGCATAGTCCCGGTCGAATTTGCGGGCATTATCCTGACAGGTTAAAGAAATAATAGAACTATTCTGATATGGGGCTTCCACAACTGACATTGTGCAGATCCGGATCTTCTCGATCTTTTGTGTACTCTCACCTACATTCATGCCGAGATAGCAGACCGCTTCCGCACCTTCGAAATTATAGTTGCTGTAATCGTTATATATGTTATTGATATTGATGATACACTGATTAACAATCACCGATCCAATATCAAAACTGCTCTCTCCCGATACAGCATCCTCGAACTGAAATCCTTTCTCCCACAACTGATGATTTGTCAGATTCAGAACCGTTCCATCTTTGAGCGTAAGATCTACAAAGCGCAGAACCTTCCCCGGATGCTCTTCCTGCAGTTCTTTAAACTTTTCCGATAATGTCCGCATATTTTTCTACCTTTCTATGACCTCAAAATTTAATGTTGAATACTGTTCGCGGCCTTTCGCCCACCATTTCACATCCGCTTCCATATCGCCGGTATAAAACCGCCGTGTCGTGTCTTTTCCATCCAGGGGATCCCAGTATGTAACATTGACATATTCTGGTTCGAACGCCACCAGAATCTCATGGATTTCCACTTTTGACAGGCAGACCCAGCCAAGAGACAAGGTGCGCTTTTCACCCACCTTGTTCTTGTGCATCTGGGTATCATCCGTTCTTCCGGCATCACTTGCACTGATGTCACTCTTTTTCCATTTGAAGGATGCCGGGCACTTGAATGTTTTCCCGTCAACGCTAATCATCTCATCCATGCGCCCACCTCCTAAATCGTCTCAATCACATAGTATCTTCCATCGTGTTTCTCTTTGCCTTTCCGAACGACCTTATATAGGGTTTCCGAATCGGCTTTGATCGTCAGCTCCAAGGTAACGTCCTTGTTCGCATCGGATTTCTGCTCAAAAATACCTCCTGCCTGGAATGCATCTAGCATAGCTTCAAATACGGCACCTTTGATGCCCTCCGTTATCTGATCGTTATTGGCAACCGCATTTCTGCTTCCCATTCGGCCTACAAGCTCTGGCCCGGATTCGCGCGCCATGAAGAACTCGCCCGTCTGCGGGAAACCGCCGGATGCGTATCCGTGACCCTGATATGCTCTTCCAAGACTGCCGTACCGGCTTACTGCATACCGGATGGACGCAATCATGTTGCTGAGCGGATCCCAGATATTCTGATTGTATGGTGCCATCGCATATGCGCGGAAGGTCGGATCAATTACCTGCATCAGGCCTTTCGACGGGGTACCGCGTTTTGCGTTGCTGTCCCACAGATTGATAGCATTCGGGTTGCCTGATGATTCTGTCTGCATCTGGTACAGCAGGCTGTTCAAGTTTGCCGCCGAATACTGACCGGTCAGCTGCAGTGCCTTAATGGCAAGTGACCGCCACTGCTCCACACCCTTGCTGGCAACATAATTTACTTTTGGTGCAGATTCGCTGAAAAGATTTTTGACGAAATCTGTGATGCTGCCCTTGACCTGCGAGATAACACCTTTGGCGATGCTGAGTCCCGGTTCCGCAGCATTTCCAACGTCTGCGAACTTTTCAATCGCCAGATCCACAAGCTTCGAAGGGTGAGATACGTAGCTCCATACATCCGAAATAGTATCCTTGATTTTGGTTCCGATACCGGTTTTAAAGTGCGGCATCATGCTCAAATACTGCTGTGTCTGCTTCGCCGGTACGATCTGCGTGCCCTTTTCCATCATCAGCGGAACATTCCTGCCCTGCGGCACAAAAGCACTGCCATCGGGGCGGATAACCATCTCTCGATAGATTCCTCCCGGCTGATCGTTGACCACTCCAAGCGTATCCGCCTGCAAGCCTTCGGAT